TGACATCCTCTTAAGGGAGTTCCGTCATCGACGTTTCCGTTCTGGTCATGATGTTGACCATCCCAAGTCCACATAGATGATTGAACCCATCTGTCATGCCCGAAGAGATTGTTTAAGAAATTTATTCCTTCTTGTTCATCTTCAACACCGTCAACTGTTATGTCATCGTTTCCTACGACAATCACATTGAGGACAGTGTTTGTTCCATCATCTGAAAGTTCAGCAAAGTGTGCCATCTAATCTCCTTATGGTGTTAAGAAACGAACAACGATTGCGCCAGAACCGCCAGCTGCTCCTGAATAACCTGTGTACAAACTCATCCCTCCTGATCCTCCGCCAGAATTAGCAGCGGGGGTTGCAACATTTGCTTGAGATGTAACGCCTGCTGTCCCAGTAGTTCCACCCCCTGCCCCAGACGAGAATCCACTCCCCTGTCCACCACCTCCTCCGCCGTAATCGACTGAGGAGCCTGTGTAAGAATATGAAGCATTATTTCCACCTGCTCCTGCTACCCATGACGATGTAGCGTTTCCGCCGACTGAAGCCGAGCCACCACCGCCCCCACCAAAGTTGTAGTTACTAGGTGCGCTATATCCCCAAGAACTGCCTCCGTCATAACCTGTACCTACACCTGATGCTGAACCACCACCACTGGTAGGAGTCATTTGAGCGGCTCCGCCACCGCCCCCACATCCGCCATTTCCACCAGAAATCGCATAGGCTCCATATCCGCCTCCTTCAGCCTGATACGAAGATCCACCTGCTATAGCGGCAACCGAACTTCCACCTTGATATCCATTTGTTGATTTAGTAGTTCCAACTGAAGTGCCTCCTCCTGCAACACTCATGTTGTGAGTTCCTGCATTTACAGTGACTCCTGTCTGAGTTAAAACTGCGCCACCGCCACCACCGCCTGCACCCCCATATGGTCCATATGTATATCCAGCCGCCGCTCCACCTGATCCTCCTCCACCACAGACAAAAATGTCCATCGAGGTAGAACCAGTGGTAATGATTGATCCACTCCCTGACCATTTGATCCACGTATACAAACCATCAGTGCCAGTCGTATGTGTGCCAGTGACTGAGTATGTGAACCCGCCTGCGCCAGATTGTTGGATTGCTCCTAGTAGTAAAGGATTAAAAGTCATTAGGCAAGTGCTCCTATTGCTGTCCAAACGTCGGTTGCTGTTTTGATTAAGGCTGCTGATGCGTACTGACCGTCGATTTCTTTGTTTGAATCTTTCGAGTTGATCGTGACTCCTGAACCTTGGGCAAGTGTGCAGTTAGCCGAGCCGACGTTTTGAACCATGATTTGAGTTCCTACTGGGAATGCCACAGATGAATTAGGTGGCACCGTAAATGTTTGTGCTGAACCGTTAGAAGAAGTCACCAACTTGCCAGCGTCACTGAGTACGAAGGTGTAGGTGGTGCCTGTCTGGTTATTCTGCTGGATAGGTGCTTCGACTCCGCCAGAGACCGTCAACTTGTCTGTGATTGAGACGTCACCGTCTGCAACATCTAGAGCATCTTGACCATCGGTTCCTGTGATTGTCAGCTTCTCGGCACTGGAATCCCAGACAAAAGCGTCACCAGCTGTATCTGAGTGGAACGTGACATCCTCGCCAGCGCCATCAGAGCCGACTGTCAAAGTTCCATCACCGATAACAACATTTCCATCTGTTACGTCTAGAACTGTTGCACCATTTGTGCCTTCGAGAATCAACTTCTCCTCACTAGCGTCCCACATTGCATAATCACCAGAAGTCCCCGAATGCAAAGTTACGTCAACGCCTGCACCGTCAGAACCAAAGTTTTGAGCAGCTGTTAAGCCACCGAGATTGAGTAAAAGTGTTACGTCTCCACTCGTGGCTCCACCACTAAGCCCAGAGCTAGCCGATGTCACAATCGAGGTGATATCACCTGCGAGTGAAGTAGCAGCCCATGCTGAACCGTCGTAGTACCAGAGAGTGTCCGTGTCTTCGGTGAAGGCAAACTGCCCCTCCGTTGGAGAGGTGATAGACGAATCTCGAGTTGTTGTGTTTGTGAACGTGGCGATGACTTGCTGAGTGACATACGAAACGAAATCCGCAGCTGTCACCACGTCCCCAGTTGAAAAATTCTTGTACGGAATTTTGAGCCTCCTAGCTTAATGAGACTGGAAGGATGTCTCTTGGACTATCCCCCAGACGGAATGAACTTGTATCCACCCACGATGGTGCGAGCACTACTGGTAGAGCACCGAGCACAACATCATTGAGTGTGAAGTAACCAGCACGAAATGCTGATGTCGAATAAGTTCCGACAATCTTTGCTTCGTTTGAAGCCATGTCGAGAACTGAAATGTCTAGCGTGACACCTTCAATGGTGTAAGCGCCTTCAATACTTACTGATGACCCTGGTGGTAAGTAGGTTAAGTCAAGTGATGAGAGAACATTGAGGTGTAATAGTTTCTCAGCATCAGCAGTTGTTGCTGCATGAAGATCAACTGAAACCTTGCTCATTCTCAAAGATGGTTCGTCCATCAGATACATCCAATAGGAACCTGCCTCTTGGGTTGCTGTGGCATCTGAAAGCAAAGTTCGTTTTAGGATTCTTTGTCCATACTTTGCTATTGATGCTGTAGATGTCCCTGTATGAACAACTCCTGCTCCATCTGTGTACTCATAAGCATTTGTTAAGTTCTCTGATCCCCATTCAAGATCAATGACTCCTGCTTCAACTGAACCCGAGGGAAGAGATGTTGCATCTGAGATTGTTAATCCTGAATCAGTTGCAGCTGCATTTTGAGACAAGTAGGTAAGGATTCCACCTTTATTTGTTGCTGATGGAGTTCCTGCATGTTGAACCAGCAGTCTTCCATTCTCAGTACGTGATAATTGCTGCATGTAGTCGAGAGCATTTGCTGTGACTCCACTTGCTGCAACTGCTTTTGTCACTCCAAGGTCAAGTTCCCTGTCCAAAGGATTAGTTCCAGAAGGATAATTAACTGTTGAGAGATCGAGAATGTCTTTGATCCTCAGCCCTGTGTAATCGGCTGCGAATGTTTGATCCTGAATTGATGTCTGAGCGAGTCGATCAAAACCATCAGCCACTGAAATTGTGACAGTGCTTGTATTGAACCCTGCTTTGTAGTCAAGGTCAGATAAGAAACCTCTGAACAAATACGTTGGGTAAGAATCGGAGCCTCCTGTAACAGAGGCAGAGACTCTCACTTCTCTTCCTATCAACTGGGAGCTGCTGCCATACGTTGAGTCAGAGTGACCGGGGGTAAGGCTGTTGTCTCGGTTGTCATAGACGATGGTTGCCTTACCAGCAGGAAAGTCCCACTCGTTTGGTTTCGCTCGCCCATAGTTAATTCGACAAGACATGATCTTGTCTGAGATGTCTACGAATGTTGAACCATCGAAAGCAACTTCGACAGTTACCGTGATGGCAGCCATTACTGGCTCACAGTCGTGATCGGGATGCTTCCATTTTGACGAGACCAAGCCTGAAGAGCTGTGACAATTTGTTGTCCGACTTCAGCACCATCAGTTCCCATTCCAGCATTCACTGTGAGATTGATTGATGTGCCACCGAGACTGCCTGCCTTACTTAAAGGTATGACTGCTTCGGCTCCTGCTTCACCAACAACTGCCAGAGTGGGCTTGGTGACAATTCCACCTTCAGCCAACCCCGGTATCATCCCCTTGAAGAAGCCACCAACACTTTTGGCAACGCCTCCTGCTATATCGCCAACATTAGGAATGATTGATTTAACCGCTGACATGACAGCGCCAGCAGCTGCTTTAATTGCAGCGACAAGTCCATCAATGATCCATTGACCTATGTCTTTACCGAGGTTGATTATGTCGTCGGCTATACCTGTCAGGAACTCATAAATCTTTTTAGGTAACGCTGTGACCAGATCGAAGATTTTGTCGAATAACCATTTTGAAAACATGGCGACAATCTCTAGGAATACACCTACTAGGTGTCTGGATGCCCAGAGAATTCTTGATGGTAGAGCAATGAACAGATCGAGAATGAACTGCATCACTTCTCCGACTAGGGATCTGAGTTTGATCCAAACTTCTTTGAAGTTTCCTGAGAAGAGTGCTGCTACTAATTCGTATACGCCATAAATAACGTCCCAGAAGTTTTTGAGTACTGAGATGATTGCATTGAATGCTCCCCTGACTATTGGGAAGACGTACTTGATGAAAAAGTCAGCGAAATACTTCCACCCTGTAACCAGAATTGCGATCACCTTTTTGACTATTGGAACAAAGTCTTTGACAAAGAAATCTGCAACTGCATTGACAACTGCATGAAAGATTCCTACATGTTTGTAGGCATAAACGAGTCCTGCTGCGAGTGCTGCAATGACACCTATTACTAAGAGAGCAGGTGAGAATAATCCAGCGATGGCAGCAACCAATGCGAGAATGGCTGGGACAACTACTGCTGCCACCATTGCACCGAGGGCTGCCAGTGCTGCGTGAGGGTTTTCTTTAATAAAAGTCCTGACCCAGCCAATTACTTTTTTGAAGACTTCAACGAACTTTTCGAATGCAGGTGTTGCTCGTTCTATGAATTCAGTGACGAACTCTTTGACTACTTCTTTTGCTCTTTCAACATGAGGTGCGAGTTTCTGAAATCCTTCGAGAATAAACTCGGTTGCCTTTGCTACATGAGGAGCGAGCTTCTCCCCTACATCAATTGCCATGACAGTTAAGTTGGCTTTGATTTTGTCGAACGATGCAGACATTCCAGTGTCCATCGTTTCGAATGCTGTTTGAGTTGCTCCTGCTGAGTTACTCATCTCGCCCATGGTTGCTGTGAGAGCATCACCTCCATCAGCAGTTAATGCGAGCACCGCCTGCGATGCCTCAATCGAACCAAACATGTCCATCACTGATGAACCTGCTGCGTCTGCTCCCTCTTTCATCATGATGAGGGCTTCTTCGAATGTTCCACCACTTGCCAAGAAGTCGGTTAGCCCCTGTCCAGAGAATTCTCTGAAAGCAGTATCGGCTTTCGTTCCTTCTTTTGCTAGTTCTGCCATGGCTGCTTTTAATTGCGTAGCAGCCTGAGCAGTTGGAACACCCTTGGCAGTTAAGTTTGCCAGTGATGCTGTGATCGCTCCGAACTCAATGCCGAGAGAGGCTGCTATAGGAGCAACCTTGAACAACTCAGTTGAGAGTTGATTGAAGTCTGTCTTACCGAGTTTCACCGCAGTGAACATCAAGTCAGATGCTTCGGTTGCACTGATGACATCAGAGCCGTAAGCATTAACGACGGATGAAATACCATCGACTGCTGTCTCTAGTTCAGTAACACCACCCTTGGCTGCTTTTTGAGCAACCTCGAGGAACTCGAACACATTGTCCTTGGGAACGCCTGCCGAGATCGCTTGATAAAGAGACGGAATTACTTTGTCAGGTAGAACTCCGAATTCCTTCGAGAAGTCTTTGACTTTTCCTGATAGGTCATCGAATACTGTGTCTCCCGCATCAGGGAGAAGAGTCATTACCTCTTTCATTCCCTTTTCGAAATCAGCAAATGCTGTGATGCCTTTAGTTGCAGCTGCTGCTGCGGTTGCTCCAAAGGCTGCTCCAGCACCGACGCCAAACTTGGCTACCGATTTACCGAAGCCTTCGAGTTTCTTGGTAGCACCCTTCAGCGTTTTCTTTAACTGAGAATCGTCACCAATTATGGCGATCTTGATTGGGCGAGATGCCATGGTGCTCCTATCGGGCTCGGCGTTGTTGGTCTTGGGCTGCTTTTTGTCTCTTGGCTTCCCTGTTCATGTGTTCAATGAGGACAGTTACCTGCCACATCTTCATTGTCTGGACATCAGCCCATGAGAAACCAAAATGTTTAGCGACGAGGGCTAGGTTCTCTAACCTTCGTCTTCGGTGGGGTTTACTTTTTCAGCAGTGGTATTGATCTTCAATGCCCCTGCTTCCTCCCATGTGAACTCTGGATTCGCTCTTCTCTTAATGATGTAAGCCATGGCTTGTAAGACTTTCCCTTTCGGGATTCCTGTTTCACCAAGACTGTCGATTGAGAGTCCAGTTCGTTCTTCGATCTCTACCATCTCTGCGATAGTTAAATCGTTTATATCTACATTCAATATGTCTTCTAAGTTTTCACTCATTTGTACCTTCCATATACACGACTGACGCCGTGCTTCTTTTCGAATCTGATTGCAATTCTTGTCATGGCTTCCACGTACTCTTTTACGATGTCTGGGTAAGCCCTTTTGACTGCCTCGGATAGATAAGGCGTTGCCTTTGATATCTTTCCACTTGCTAATTTTCTTCCTTTATGAACGACGTAGGCATAAGGCACTCTCGCTGCGGTACCTGCTATGACTCGTCCGTATCTTCGAGTTGCACCTGCTTTGATGCTTCTTGAAAGAGCTCCAGTATTAACTGGAACCATTGACTTGGCATGAGGAACAATCTTCTCGGCTGCTTCTAGAGAAGCTTCCCGCATTTCTTTTGAAAGTTCTTCATCACCAATTTTTCTCAGGGACATTGCAAGCGACCCGATGCCTCCGACACGAATCAGAGGATCGGGGCTTTTCCCCATTAGTTTTGATTTACCACCTGAAGTCCACCCTTGGCGACTGACCATTAGAAACTGGTATCTGTTGACATGTAGGTGATGGTGATTGCTGCTGAACTTCCGTCCCAGAGAACTGTGAATGGAAGATCAATAGTTGTCATTGCGTCAAGTGATGAAACAGGTGTTGATCCTGTCCACTTGCACTTTGGCATGGTGACGTGGAAATAAGGATAGTAAGAACCTGCTATTGCAGTTCCATCAGTAACGATGAACTCAAGTTTGAACTCCGTTCCGTTGATGAAAGAATTGTATTGAGTTAAATCCTCGAACTCCCCTGAGATTGTTCCGGTATAAGACGGAACACCTGAGCGCTTCGGCTGACTCTTAGTTGCTGAACCTTTGAGGAATCTCCTCGATGTGTCCATTGCCAAATCTCCATCAAGATTGAAAGAAGTGAATGTGCTGACTGCACTGTCATCAATTTCGATGGTTGCTTCTGTGTAATTGAATGGAGTCATTGATGCTGGATAGGAAGGTGTAGCAATTGCTGTGCTGTTCTGCTCAGTCTCGGAATCAAAATTAAATGTCATTGAGGTGTTTGCACCTAATTCTTGATTGATATTGAAACCAGTTACCACTGAGCCTTCATTGGTAAATGAACGTGCTGTTCCACCACTGTCTACCTTGGAAGATTGAACAGTGAATGACCCAGTTGGTCCAGTGTCGTTGGTTGTAAATGTCTGAAGGTAAGCAGCTGTTGAAGCCTGTTGTGTTGGTCCAGATGCTGCTCCGAGAGTGTGTTGAAGTAAGAGACCCATTCCTTTGTCCATGACATCCATCTCGAGTGTGCCTGTAGCACCAAGCGAGACTGTTGTGTCACGACCAGAGAGAAT